TTTCAGCGGAAGAAAATGCCCGTAAGGGCAACCGTTTCATGGAGTAATTTAAAATGGCATTTGCGAATACGTCCGTTACGGACATTATTGCGACCACGATTCAAAATCGTTCGCGGTCGATTGCTGACAACGTCACCAAGAACAACGCTTTGCTCGCCAAGCTCAACCAGCGCGGCAATGTGAAGCCTTTTGGGGGCGGTAACGTCATCCTTGAGGAGTTGAGCTTTGCCGAAAACGGCAACGCTGGCTTCTACAGCGGCTACGACCTGTTGCCGGTTGCGGCTCAGGACGTGATCAGCGCTGCTGAGTTCAACATCAAGCAGCTTGCCTGCCCAGTCGTGATGAGCGGCTTGGAGATGTTGCAGAACAGCGGTCGCGAAGCGTTCATCGACTTGCTTGAGGCTCGTATCAACGTAGCCGAAGCCACGATGGCCAACAAGCTCGCTGAGTCTGTGTATAGCGACGGCACCGGCTCGTCGGGTAAGGAAGTCACCGGCTTGAACGCCGCTGTGCCTGCCGATCCGACCACCGGCACCTACGGTGGCATCGACCGTGCGACTTGGACGTTCTGGCGTTCCAAGTTGTATGACTTCTCGGTAGCTTCCGTTACCCCGTCTGCGACCACCATTCAGGGTGCGTTGAACACCTTGTGGGCGTCGTTGGTGCGTGGCTCGGATCGTCCCGACCTCGTTATCCTCGACAACACCTACTGGTCGTACTACATGAGTTCGTTGCAGGCGCAGCAGCGCTTCACCGATCCTGCTACCGGCTCGCTCGGCTTCCCGACCGTGAAATTCATGGACGCGGATGTGGTGCTTGACGGTGGTATCGGTGGGTACTGCCCTGCCGCGACCGGCTTTATGCTGAACACCAAGTACATCTCGTTGCGTCCGCATCGTGACCGCAACATGGTGGCACTCAGCCCGAATCGTCGCTACGCGATCAACCAAGACGCGGAAGTGCAGATTCTTGGCTGGGCCGGCAATTTGACTTGCCGTGGTGCGCAGTTCCAGGGTCGCATCCAGAACTAATGGCCCCGTGGTGGGGGTTCACCTTGCCTTACTGGGTAGGGTGAACCCCTGCTCAGTAAGGCTTTTTTAGGAGGTTGACATGGCAGTTTCTTACGGAGCAGCAGTTTCTTCCTCCGCACCGGCCATCGTTGATACCGCCGCGTCGCAGTCCACTGGGGCAGCCACGCAAGGTATCGGCACGACGGGTGCGGATGAGGCGAGCATCGGAGGCTCGCGTATCGGTGGTTCAGCCGGTACGGATTTCAAGGTGGAATATGGAGATGGCGTGGGGGTTTAACCCCCACGTCTTTTTTGTCTAACTACTAAAAGGAAAAAATCATGCAGGTGAATACCGCCACATTGCCGACTGATTGGAGCGGCGTCCCCGACGCGCCTGGGCTAGATGAGTCTAGGTTTGCGGGTGACGAGCGTTTGTTTGTGCAGTTCTTTCGTAAGCCACAGCTTCAGTCTGGCCTAAGCCAGCAGGAAGGGCGTGCGATTTACAAAGAAGTTGATTACATCCGCATCATGGTGCCTGGGGACAAACTCAGCATTGTGGAGCGGCCTGTAGACAGCATTGACGAGCGGCGCTTTGCCGACCGTTATGCAAAATGGAAAGCTGGCGCGGGTAGTGCTGTTGAAGGCACGCCGCTGTCATCGCTTCCGAAGATGACACCGTCAAAGGTTGAGGAATACAAGTTCTTCAACATTTTGACGGTCGAGCAGTTGGCCGAAGCGGCTGATTCTGTGGGGCAAAAATTCTTCAGCTTCCAAGAAGACAAGCGTGCGGCCAAGGCGTTCATTGAACTGGCCAAAGGCAACGCGCCGATTGAGAAAATGAATCTTGAACTCAAAGAGCGTGACGCCAAGATTGAAGAAATGCAGGCGCAGATTGAAGCGCTGACCAAAATGATGAACTCCAAGGGTAAGTCCAAGCAGTCTGAGGAGTAAGTAAAGGTATGGCTTTCCAGATCGTCAACGATTCTACGCTTTCGGCTATCGTTCAGAACGTTGCCGCTCTGGTTAGCTATCCGACGCCGGCTGATCCGGCGGGGGACTCTGACCCCGCCGTTCAGCAAATGGTTCAGTCAGTCAACCTTGCCGGCATTGATATGCTGGCAATGGCTGACTGGCAGGAACTTACGAAGACTTACAGCCTAAGTATTGCGGCTGACTCGCCTGGACAAAGCGAAAAGGCGTTTGATTTACCTGAAGACTTTTATGCGTTTGTTGATCAGACGCAATGGAACTCTTCAATGCAGTGGCCGGCGATTGGGCCGGTTAGTCCACAAATGTGGCAACAGTTGTTGATTCGGCAGACTTTGCCGACGTTGTCATTTTATTGGCAGGTACGCGACAACCAGATTTACATTTTGTCGCCGCCAACCGCCGCGCAGACTTTGACTTTTTATTATCAGTCTGTTGCGTGGGTGCGCGACCAAGACAATTCTGACTTGTACAAGAATCGGGCGTCTAAGAACGGTGACACGATTCTTCTTGATTCTTACTTGACGACGCTTCTTGCCCGCGTCAAGTGGCTTGAAATGAAAGGCTTGGACTCTTCTGCTGCAATGCGCGATTTCCAAGTTAACTACGAAAATCGTAAAGGAAACGAAAAAGGCGCAAGCGTTTTGTCGATGGTGCGTGACTTCCGTTTCCCGTATATTCAGCCACTGAGCAACACGCCTGATACGGGTTATGGAAGCTAATGCCTCTTATCCCAGTTCAAAAATTTAAGCAGCCACGGCTTGCTGCTGCTGCGCAGGTTGCGCAGCTTTACACCATCCCCGCGCCTGTCGCGGGGTTAAACTATCGCGACCCAATTAGCGCGATGCAGCCAACTGACGCGTTGGTGCTAGATAACTTTATTCCCAAGCAAACAGGTATCGAACTGCGCAAAGGCTGGCAGTACCACACATCAACGGTGTCGCTGCCGATTCGCTCAATTTTTACTTACAACGCGCCTGACCCCGCAGACAACAAAGTCTTTGCAGCGGCGGGTGGCAATATTTATGACGTCACGACTAGTACGCCTTCTTTAGTTGTCAGCGGAACGGCTTCTGAAAACGATCAATGGAACACGACGCAGTTTGCAACGAACGCAGGCATGTTTTTGCTTGCCGTGTCGCCTGGTGCGGGTTACTACACTTATGATGCTAGTAATGGCTGGGTTCATCAAACAGGACATGGGTTGCCAACAGATTTAACATCAGTTGCTGTTTGGAAAAGACGAGTTTGGTTTACTGTTAAAGAAGAATCAAAGGTTTATTATTTAAATCAAGTTGACGCCATTTCAGGAAACTCAACTTCCTTTGAAATGGGTTCGCTGCTGCGTAACGGTGGTTATGTGCGCGGCTTAATCAACTGGACGCTTGATGCTGGCGTAGGCATCGATGACTACCTAGTGGTCATTGGCTCACAAGGCGACGTCGGCGTATGGCAAGGCACTGACCCGACAGGAGCAAATAGCTTTGGTTTAAAAGGCGTGTGGTATGCAGGCCCAGTTCCGTCATACGGACGATTCTTTACCGCCTATGGCGGCGATGTAATGATTGTATCGACGCTAGGGTTGGTGCCGTTGTCACGACTAGTCAATGGTCAATTCAGCGATATTCAACCTGGGCCATCTCAAAAAATTCAGTCGGTGCTTTCGCCGCTGATTGCAGAACTAAAGGACGAACTGTCATGGGACGTTTTCATTGCTCCAGACAGCGACGTACTCGTAATCAAGCTACCCGAAAACAGCGGCGTGTACCAACAATTTGCGATGAACGTCAACACAGGTGCGTGGTGTACTTTTTCTGGTATCCCAATGGCCTGCTCTGCGCTTCTCAATGGGCAACTATATTTCGGTACAGAAGATGGTCGAGTTGCCAAAGGGTTATACGGCGAATCAGATGGAGTTGAAACGGACGACACAGGTGGTACAACCGTAGAAGGCGACGTACAGACTGCGTTTAACGCATTTGGTACGCCAGCCCAGCTAAAGAAGTTTGGCTTGGCGCGTCCGATTTTCATTGCTCCAGAAGCGCCGTCTGTGCTGGCTCGAATTAACACGCAGTATACGTTTAGTAATAACGCTGGCTCGCCGTCGTTTGGCGAAACGAATGAGGGGCGTTGGGATCAGGGCTTGTGGAACGCGGCGCGTTGGACAGGCGCTGCCAACACCTATCAGGCATGGATTGGTACAACCGGCTTGGGTTACTACGCCGCGCTTCGACTAAAAGTGCGCGGCAGGCCTGGAACTATCTTTACGTCATCGCACATGATGACTGAGCTTGGCGGGGTAATGTAATGGCGGAGGGGTACAAAAGCGCCATGATTGCGTCTTTGCGGGGTGATGCTCCGCAAGGCCCGCGCATGGGTGAAGGCGTAAACCCTTTAATGTTTGATTGGATGCAAGGCAGTGGCTCGCCTCTTATTTTTGAGGCTCG